TGTGGCAGGCACTCAAGTACAAAAAAGTAGCATTTTGCTTTGACAAAAGTCAATAAAAGATTACAAAAGAAAACATGGGCAAACCCTTGGGAGACACGGGGATGAGAGTTATTCTCATGTAAGCTTTAAAGGACTCTTATGTTAACAAAAGATTACAAAAGAAACACAAGAAATACATTGACTTTTATGACTAAATATGTTATAATATACTTAAGTTGTAAAGCTTCTTTAGAATGTCTTTTAGTTTATCCATTATGATTTATTAAAGACATACTAAAGATTCTTAAGTATACTTAAGTAAGACTCAATCTCAAGAACAAAGAGGTAATTGATTTGTCAGAACCAAAAGAAACTACTGTAGCCAAACGTAGAGGTAGGCCACCTAAGTCAACACTAAAGAAACCTAAGGGGATTATTGGTCGGCCTAAAGGTGATGCTACAATTATTAATGAGTACAAAGCTAGGATGCTTGCGTCACCTAAGTCAGCTAAGGTACTAGACGCTATCTTTGATGCAGCCTTGGACAATGAACATAAGAACCAAGCCTCAGCATGGAAGCTTGTCATGGACAGAGTAGCTCCTGTAGCAGCCTTTGAGAAAGAAATCATTAAGGGTGGTGGCAAGAGTAGTATCCAAATAAACATTACTGGTGTCGGCTCTACGGATGTCTCAGGTTCTCAAGACCCTGAGGAAGATGCTCAAGAAGGGGAGTACACTGTAGTATGAGTGACTTAACCATAGAGCTACTAGAGTGGCAAAAGAAAGTATGGGTTGACCCTACAAGATTCATTGTCTGTGCAGCAGGTAGACGTTGTGGTAAGAGTCGCCTAGCAGCATGGAAGCTTATAGTCAAAGGATTAGAAGCTAACCTACCCAACTCACATGTCTTCTACGTAGCACCTACACAGGGTCAGGCTAGAGACATTATGTGGAAACTATTGATTGAGCTAGGTGGCCCTGTCATTAGAGCTTCCCACATAAACAATATGCAAGTCACCTTAATCAATGGTGCCACCATAAGCCTCAAAGGTGCAGACAGGCCCGACACGATGCGTGGTGTATCTTTATACTACCTAGTGTTGGATGAGTATGCAGACATGAAACCTGAGGTGTTTGAAGAAATCTTACGCCCTGCATTAGCTGACCAAAAGGGTGGTTGTCTATTCATAGGTACACCCAAAGGTCGTAACCACTTCTATGACTTATACAAGTATGCTGAGTTAACGGAAGATGACCCTACCTTTGCCGCATGGCACTTTACCAGTTACGACAACGAAACATTAGACTCAGAAGAAATAGATGTAGCTAAGAAGAGTATGTCTACCCATGCTTTCCAACAAGAGTTCATGGCTTCCTTTAAGAACCAAGGCTCTGAGATGTTTAAAGAAGAATGGTTATCATTTGGTTCTAAGCCTACAGGTGATGGAGACTACTACATTGCTATTGACTTAGCTGGCTTCCAAGATGTTTCTAAGAAGAAAGGTAAGACTAGCCGATTAGATAACTCTTCTCTAGCTATTGTATTTGTCAATGAAGATGGCTGGTTTGTTGAAGATATGATCTATGGCAGATGGACTTTAGATGAGACAGCTCAGAAAATATTCCAAGCAGTACGCGACTACAAACCTTTGTCAGTAGGCATAGAGAAAGGCATAAGCAAACAAGCTGTTATGTCTCCCTTAATGGATATGATGAAAAGACAATCATTCTTTTTTAGAGTTGAAGAGTTAACTCATGGTAACCAGAAGAAGACTGACAGGGTTATGTGGGCCTTACAAGGGCGTTTTGAACACGGGCGTATAACCCTTAACAAGAAGAAGAAGGAATGGCACTCACGCTTCTGTGACGAGTTATTCCAGTTCCCTGACCCATTAACACATGACGACTTGATAGACTCGTTGGCCTATATTGACCAATTAGCTAAAGTAGCTTACATAGGCAACTTTGAAGAACAAGACGATTTTGAAACCTTAGACTCTATAAGCGGATACTAAACATATGCTAAACGATTACAACGAAAGCACTGACCCTATTATCATTGAGCAATCCCTTGAAGATTGGGTATTGACTAAAGTGGACACGTGGGGTGACTACTATGAAAACAACTACGCAGCAAAACATGCAGAATACTATCGCCTATGGCGTGGCATCTGGAACGCTAGTGACAAGACAAGACAAGCAGAGCGTAGTCAGATCATTGCTCCTGCCCTACAGCAAGCCGTAGAGTCTAACGTAGCTGAGATAGAAGAGGCTACTTTTGGTCGTGGTAAATACTTTGACATCAAAGATAACATGGGCGACTCAGAGACTGAGGACATTATGTTCTTACGTAAGAAGCTACATGAAGACTTTGACATGGCTAAGATCAGGCGTGATGTGTCTGAGTGTCTTATCAATAGTGCTGTATTCGGTAATGGTATAGGCGAAGTAGTATTAGAAGAAATCAATGAGATGAAACCTGCGACTGAGGAAGTCATGGGTGGCTCTATGGAAGCTGTGGGTGTCAGCATCAGTAAGCGAACTGTAGTACGCCTACGCCCTATCCTACCCCAGAACTTTCGTATTGACCCTATAGCTACTAACGTAGAGGAAGCCCTAGGTGTAGCCATTGATGAGTTTGTCAGTTCTCACTTAGTAGAGCAGCTACAAGAGTCAGGAGTCTACCGAGAAGGATACTTAGGTAACGCTAGTGAGGACTTTGACTTAGAGCCAGATAGTGAATTAACTATACACGAAGATGACAAGGTACGCCTCACTAAATACTATGGCCTTGTACCTAGGCATCTACTAGAGAAAGAACTAGACTATGAGCTAGACGATGAAGAAAAAGAAAGTTATTACATTGAAGCTATTGTAATTGTAGGTAATGAGTCTGTACTTCTTAAGGCAGAGCCTAGCCCCTACATGATGAAAGATCGTCCAGTTGTTGCGTTCCCTTGGGACGTAGTACCTAGCCGCTTCTGGGGCCGTGGTGTATGTGAGAAGGGGTACAACAGCCAGAAAGCCCTAGATGCAGAGCTACGGGCACGTATAGACGCCCTAGCACTCACAGTACACCCTATGCTTGCTATGGACGCTACACGCATCCCTAGGGGCACTAAGCCAGAGATTCGTGCTGGTAAGATACTCTTGACTAATGGTGACCCAAAGGAGATTATTAATCCATTCAACTTTGGTAACGTAAGTCAGATAACCTTTGCTCAGGCTCAGGCACTACAGACTATGGTACAACAATCGACAGGTGCCGTAGACTCTTCTGGTGTTGGAGGCTCTATAAATGGTGAGGCAACTGCTGCTGGCATTTCGATGTCCCTTGGTGCTATCATTAAACGACATAAGCGCACCTTGGTTAACTTCCAAGAGTCATTCTTGATACCTTTCGTATCTAAGGCTGCTTGGCGCTATATGCAGTATGAGCCTGAGCTTTACCCTGTGTCTGACTACAAGTTTAATGCTACTAGCTCCTTAGGTATCATTGCACGTGAGTATGAAGTCAGTCAGTTAGTACAACTTTTGCAGACTATGGGCAAGGATACACCTTACTACCCTGTAATGCTTAAGTCTATTGTTGATAATATGAATGTTGCCAATAGAGAAGAACTAATAGGATTGATTGATAAGGCCTCAGAGCCTACACCAGAAGCTCAGAAAGCAGGTGAAGAGACTAGGCAAGCTGAATTGGCGTTCCAAGCGTCCCAGACAGCCGCTCTAAGCAGCCAAGCTAACGAATCTAATGCTAGGGCACAGAAGTTAGAAGCAGAGACTCAGGCAGTACCACAGGAGCTTGAGATTGAACGTATTAAAGCTATTACAGCTAATATCAAGGAAGGAAGTGAGGACGATAAGCAATTTGAGCGTAGGCTTGCAGTAGCTGATCGTATTTTGAAGGATAAAGCAATAGAGTTTAAATCACAAGGAACACAAAATGGTATCTCAACGCGACCTCCAGCAAGTAGTGGAGCAAATCAATCAGAGTTACAGCAATCTTTTGAACAAGATAGCCAAGCTAGAGGGGCAGGTGGAAACATTAGAGTCCCCAGCGGCCTCTAATACCACAAAAGCAACCAAAAGTAAAGAAAAATCTTGACTTTTTGTTTAAAACATGGTATAATAGGTAGTATAAATGACAGATAATGAATTAGAAGTTTACTTTAGACAGATGAATGACCTCTTCCGTATGAAAGGCTGGGGTTTACTGATTGAAGACTTAAAACTACAAGTTCCTAACATTGATTCTGTAGAACAAGTTAAAACTATTGAAGACCTTTACTTTCGTAAGGGACAACTCAATATACTTGGTACTCTTCTCCAGCTAGAAGAAACTAATCTACGGGGACAAGAGTCCTTAAGTGAAGATAATAATAATGTATAGACTATATGATTATAAATGCACACTAGGACACACCAACGAACACATGGTTAAAGGCTCACCAGACTTTATGAAATGTAAATCTTGTGACGCAATAGCAACCAGACAACTTTGCTCTCCACGCTCTTATTTAGAACCTTTCTCTGGCGACTTTGCTGGAGCAACCCTTAAGTGGGCTAAAAAACATGAGAGCGGTAGAGTACATGCAGAGAAAGTTAACTCCTAATCTTAGGAAGCTTTCATTTTTAATCACTTCTCCACAATACTAAGGTACGGAGTTTAATATGGCAGCAGTTATCCTCGAAAATGAAGAGGACTTTAAAAACGAGCGTTTTGATAGCTTAGATGATATGGCTCAAAATACACAAGACACTACGGAACCTTTGCAAGAGGAAAACCAAGCGTCAAGTGAAGTTGAGACAATCCCTGATAAGTATAATGGTAAATCACTTGAAGATGTGGTACGGATGCACCAAGAGGCTGAAAAGCTCCTAGGTCGCCAAAGCTCAGAAGTAGGTGACTTACGTAAAGTAGTCGATAGCTATATCAACACACAACTCGAAACGCAGACTCCCGTAGCACAAGGAGCCAGCGAAGCAGATGAAGACATAGATTTCTATTCTGACCCTGAAAGGGCTATCAGTCGAGCTATTGAGAATCATCCATCAGTTAAAGCAGCAGAAGAGTCAACGAGAGCTTATAAACAGCAAACGTCTATGGCTACTCTACAGAAAGACCACCCAGAAATACCTGAGATTGTAAAAGACCCCAAGTTCGCTGAGTGGATTCAAGCTTCAACTGTAAGGACTCGTATGTTCGTACAGGCAGACCAGCATTTTGATATAGAAGCAGCTAATGAACTTTTCTCTTTATGGAAAGATCGTTCTGGTGCTATTAATCAAACATTACAGGCTGAGAAAAATGGAAGGCAGAAGGCTGTCAGAGAAGGGTCGAATGGCTACACACGTGGCAACCCTGACTCTAGTTCTTCCAAAAAAATCTATAGACGAACTGACCTTATTAACCTTATGAAAAATGACCCTGATCGCTATTTAGCGTTATCTGATGAAATCACATTAGCATACGCTGAGAAGAGGGTTAAATAACCTAACTATAGAGAGTAATTAAAAATGGCTACTTCCGTATATCCCGCTACAGGCGGTATGGTAGATAACACATCAGCAGCAAAGTTCATCCCCGAAATTTGGTCTGACGAAGTAATTGCAGCGTATGAGAAATCACTTGTACTTGCACCTTTAACTAAGAAAATTGCAATGCAAGGTAAGAAAGGCGATACTATTCATATCCCTAAGCCTACCCGTGGCGTTGCGTCTGCTAAAGCAGAAAACACAGCAGTTACCATTCAGAACGCTACAGAAGCCGAAGTATTGGTCACTATTAACAAGCACTTTGAATACTCACGTATGATCGAAGATATTACTAACGTACAAGCACTTGCTTCACTACGTCAGTTCTATACTGGTGATGCTGGCTATGCCCTAGGTAAGCAAGTAGACGATGATCTATTTACCCTTGGTAAGAAGTTTGGTGATGGTGATGGTTCTAACTTTATTACCAGTGCTACGTTCTACAATGATGCTTCTACTGGTACTACAGTATATGCAGCAGACCAGATTATCCCTGCTGACGTATTTGAAGATGACTTCCTACGTGACATGGTACAGAAGTTGGATGATGCAGACGCTCCTATGGATGGACGCTTCTTAGTTATCCCACCTGCACTACGTAATGCTATCATGGGTATTGATCGTTACGTTAGCTCTGACTTTGTTAATGGTCAAGGCGTTGTTAATGGTAAGATCGGTGAGTTGTATGGTATTGACATTTATGTGTCTACTAACTGTCCTACTCTTGAGACTGCCGCACAAAACGGAGCAACTGCTGGTGGTATTATCCGTGGCGCAATGTTGGGCCATAAAGATACCATGGTACTTGCAGAGCAACAGGGTGTTCGTTCACAAACTCAGTACAAGCAGGAGTTCTTAGGAACCTTGTATACTGCTGACCGCTTATATGGTACTCAGGTACTACGTCCAGAAACAGGATTCATGTTAGCAGTGAATGGTTAACCTTAAATAACCACTAATAGGAGTCTTTGGTAGTAACTGGAGACTCCTTTTTTTTCATTTAATTAACTAATAGTGGTAATATAAATGGCTATATACCGAGGTACGGGTGGCTCTGGTGATTCAACACAAGACTCTACTCTGAACGAAATAACACAACAGGCAATCAATGCCGCAGATTCAGCAACAGCAGCATCTAATAGTGCTTCTAACTCAAATACAAGCGCAGGTCAATCAGCAACTCGCGCAACTAACGCAGCTAGTGCAGCAACTCAATCAGCTTTAAGTGCTACAGCATCTTCAAACAGTAAAGACACATCAGTTGCTCAGGCAAACATAGCTACTACAAAAGCATCACAAGCAAGTACGTCTGCAAGTAACGCAGCGTCTAGTGCCTCTACAGCAGCTACACAAGCAACTAACTCTGCTAACTCTGCTACAGCATCAGCTTCATCAGCATCTACCGCAAACACAAAAGCTAGTGAAGCGAGTACAAGCGCATCCACAGCAAACACCAAAGCTTCTCAGGCAAGCTCATCTGCAAGCGCAGCAGCTACGTCAAATACGAACTCTGGTAACTCTGCAACCGCTTCTGCTAACTCAGCTACTGCTTCTGGCAACTCAGCTACAGCAGCCGCCTCAAGCGCCTCTACAGCAAACACAAAAGCTAGTGAAGCGAGTACAAGTGCATCTACAGCAAACACAAAGGCTGCTCTTGCCACTACTAAAGCTAATGAAGCAGCAGCATCTGCCTCAAGTGCTTCTGGAGCAGTAACTACAGCAATTAATAATTTAACAACAGTATATGACCCCATTGGTGCTTCCGTAGCAATGGCAATAGCTCTGGGAGGCTAACCAAATGGCGAATACATTTAAGAACGCAGGTGTAGCAATAGGTACTTCACGTACTACACTATATACAGCACCATCTAATACACAGTCAGTAATCCATGCTTTGTACATATCAAACATTGATGGTGTTAATGATGCTAACGTAACAGTAGAAGTTACAGTAGATGGTGGTTCAACATACCGACATATTTGTAAGACAGTGCCTGTACCAGCAGACGCTACACTACTAATGGACAAGCCAATCAACTTAGAAGCTGGCGACATACTAGGACTTACAGCATCCGTTGCT